CCCCTGACAGAAAGAGCCTCCGGCAGACGCTCACCAAAGCTTTAAAGTTTCGGAGCCGCCGCGGTGCGCCGGAGGTACGCGGCTCCGAAGCTTTAAAGCTCGCGAGAGACCGCAAAAAAAAAGGGGCGGCTTCCGCCGCCCCAGGGGGGAGGAACTATTTAGGCGGAAGATCAATTGTCGTTGTTGTCATCCTTTCCGCCGGTATCACCGCCGGACTTTGTATCTCCCAGCTCACCCCGTGCTGACTTGTCCGAATTGTCATCTCCGGCAGACTGCACCCGTTTAGGAGCAAACTTAGCGGCAACAGCCTTAACAGTCGCGTCGTTGATTTCGTCATCAACGTCTTCATCGTACTGATAGCCGGGACCGAACTCACCGTCATCGTCATTATAATTCACCCCTCTGCTCTTACCCGCGGACAATCCGCGTGCTGATAGTGCGGCGTCAACAGACCGAAGAATACGCTGCTCCATACTCTCAGACAGATCACCGAGTTGCACGACCGCTTTATGCGGGACGGGATCAGCTATATCCCGATACTGAGTACCTGCCTGGAGCACCCGGTACGCGAAATCGGCCACCTTTCCGCACGGCCGGATGCGAAGCCCAACGATAAGATCCTCGAAATGGTAAGTCTGCTCCAAAGACTTCCCCGTGAACAGCGGCACAGAAAGACCATCGGAAAAATCCGCATACAGAACAACGTCACCCGCGGAACGAATAAATACCGTCACCTGCCCTTCAATCGGCTCCAAAGGCAGGTCAGCATTACCGGAGTGATAGTGAAGACCCTTTGTACGTACCCTGATAATCTTACCCATGATCAATACCTCGATACGGCAGAAACCTGCCTGATAGCGTTCAGCCGATGGGATACATTGACGTAAAGCTCCGGCGTAGCTGTGTCCGCATAAATCCGATCGGATGGAATACAGTTAATGAACGCCGCGTTGAGAGCTGGAGCACCGGTAAAATCCCTGGCCAGGTGCCAGTCTTCTTCAGCACCGCCGTCGCGAAACGAACCAGAGACATAGGACGGATGGTGACGATAGTCGTCATGCCTCCCATTATAGCCGAATATATCCGTGACGTTAGGATGTAATCCGTAGATCTCCTTAGTAAATATGGCCTCAGGACCAAGTGCCTCAAACTCCTTCTGATAGTAATCACGGTACGTCCTCCTTAACCACATCTTGTGGAGTTGCTGAGAATACATTGTACGAGGGCGAACAGACATAAGTGACAAGACAAGCCCATCCTCCTCGAAAAACCGGCGATATGGACGGGTGCTGAGAGCGGCGATACCGTGCCCGGATAAATCGCCAACATCAGTGCTTGTGCCTTCAGCAGTCGCAAGGACCTCGGAGAAAGATATGGTATTAGAGCCTCCGCCAAGATACTCGGGCTGCTGCAGTCGAGCATCAGAGGGGCGTATGCCATTAAATCGAAGGTAGTCCTCATGTCGCGACCCATACCGATTGCGATGCTCCAGAAACCTCTGGAAAGCCATCGCCTGCCGAAGATCATTCACAGAAATCCCACCACCGACCGCGGCCGAAAGATCCGCTATAACATCAGTGAACTCCGTCATAGGAACGGTCAACGCCGTGCCTGCTCCGCCATCCGAGTTGTCTACGTGGCGAATAGGACGCGAAGTATCCGCCGATATCGTCGGCCCCAGCTCAGTAGGTTCCGCTCCTGCGAACAGCCTCAACGCGGCATTGCCAGTAAAATCCACTGGCGCCTCCGTGCCTGCCGAGAACGGGATCTCCACGCCGGCCGTGCCGAACTGAGGCTCAGCTCTCGCTGTCGTGAAACGGTCCTTCTGCCAAGCAATCCGCTTGAGCGTAAGATCGTCCTCCGTTGCCTCCGCAATCAAGTTCTGATCACGATAGTTATTATTCCAGATCATATTGTAAGCACGGACCGGCAGTGCGCTGAGCGTGTGATCCGCACCGGCCGGCACACCAAGATGGTCCAGCAACCCGTACTCTGTGACACCATCGTCATAAGTAATAGTTGGAAACACAGCATCCGGATCGGCTCCGGTGATGAACACCTCCCATTCATCCCAAATGATGCGATTAGGCACATACCAATGATGAATACGCACGTCGACCGGATGCATAATCGGTTTAAGCATAGGCTGTACACGGAGCAACGCCCGTGACGAATGAATGAACTTGTCGCCGCGAAGAACCTCAACACAGGCCACAGGGACAAGATAACCCATATCCATTGTCGCCAATCGATAGTGCGACAGTGAATGGGAATTCCTTGCTAGTTTTGGCATATTAGAATTCCGTTCCAAGTTATGACAAAGAAAGGCCGACCAGGTCCAGCCTGGCCGACGCATTATGTAGAAAATTATTCTACATCCGTGTACCGATTACCGCGTAGCGGTTACCAGAAGATCGACGACGCCCGGCAGAACCGCGGCGGCGAAAGTTACTCCTACCGCGAGGGCGGCGAGCACGCATAGTACGACGACGGCCACCTGACCGACGCTTGCGATAAGCCATAGCAATAACCTCATGGACTTGGTCCAAAGTTCGACGGCGCAACATTACGCCGCATCCAAGCATACAACTTTTTGTCGAAGTCGTCAGTCGGAACAGAGCCGTAGTTGCTACGAACAAAATTGGAGAGACCTTGGATGAACTCACCGGCCTCTCCATACCAATCCTGCGCTTTCTGTGCCGGCGGATCACCCGACCTCGGCACAAAATCCTGACCAAAAAGCTTCATAGGCGCAGAAGTCGTCACACCATGAGGGTCCCAGGTCAAATCAGGACCACCAACAGCGGCGTTCGCTGCCCGCTGGATGAGAGAACGGCTTTGTGCCCTGAATAGCTCCGCCTGGGCTAACTGCGCCTCTGTAGAGGCCGCTATCAGCTTTTCCTGAGATCCGCCCTCAAGCCTTTCTTCAGCTGCCGCTCCAAGTGACGAGACCCCGGCTGCAATAGCCGATCCTGTCGAGACACCACCGCTGACGGTCTGATACTGGGGAGACGCCCCCAGCGCCGCAAGCGGATGTATGCCAGCCTCTCTAGCGCCTTGCACAGTCGACAGGATCGTTTCACGTGGAGACCTCACTTTCGGCTTATTTAAAAGTTGCGACGCTATATCCCCGCCAACCTTGGCGAGCGTCGCGATTGTCATCGGATCCATTAACAGCTCCTTTGCTGCATACGCTCGATAGCGATAGCAGCCTTACGAATTATCGATGCACGGCGTCGGCGTCCACCGCCGCCAGTTCCGGCACCAAATCTCTTTTGTGCCGGTGTCAGTTTTATACAGGAAGCAGGCTTGACGCTGCCCATCGCAGCAATAGCCCTGTAGTTTAGGTGCGTCTTTCCCCGGCGGTCGCGACGCACCAGTTCCGGCATTACCGCCGCGAGCCGGCGTATTGTCGTTGCACGCCTTCGGCGGGGCTGAGCCGGCAACGTTAAAAAAGCCGGGGGCGGGTAATACCGGTTCAAGAAGGCTTGATCGACCGGGCGACTTCGTACGCCAACTGCGTACCCGCGCCCTCGTCTCCTCTTCGCCATTCATAGTTTTCCTTTCTGTGATCGCACCCAGGACATTACCTCCTTGTCGACGGGGTGCGATCGTATCCCGTCGGGAAGCGTATAATCAGGAGGCGGAGGAACCTCAGACGTCAAATGTCCTCCCGCCTCCAAAAAAGACGTTACAGAGACTTCGTAAGCGTGGCGATCAAGCCACCAACTCCGCCCTGCGTATGTCAGCAGCGGCGGATAGTAAGGCATCTCCGGCACCTGCTTCGCCAGGTTCATTGCAATAGTCCGAATCTGCGACATGCCAATACCTGGCCTCCGAGACATCCGGATAATTTGTGGCTTGTCGTCAATCGAAGAGGTTTTCAGCGAGTACCTGGCGACATATGCCGCAGTGGTCTGATTGAACTCGTCCGACCACAGATGACCGTGCTCCCAATGCCGCTCTGCATGGAAGAGACCACGACTGCGGTACTGGTGGCCGAACAGCAGGACATGCCAATGAGGCCGCAAAGTCTTGCCACCGTATTCGCCGCAACAAAAGTAGCGGACAGATCCCGGGGTGTCTTTGCGCAACCGTGCGATATACCGCTCGAAGTGCTTCGGGTCGAGGCGATCCGGCACCCGATCCTCGCTGTATGTAAGCGTGATAAAGTCCGTAAATATATGAGCGCTCTTTTCCAGCAGGAGTCTCACAGTCCAGCTCATCGTACGTCGCCTCGCACATGTCTGGCAGTGGCCGCAGGCAACAGCTCTTACAACCTTGTCTTGTCGAATTGTGATCGGTGCGTTGCACATTTATCCTCAGTTTCCAACGTGGGATGAGTAAGCCAGTAGCCGTCAAGGTAAAGGCTACTGGCTGCTGTGTAAAGAACCTACTTATAGTTGTGGTCATAGATCAAGCTGGCCGGATAGTACTCGGCGGATTCGCTCCAGAATTCGTCAGTCCCCTGACAGAAAGAGCCTCCGGCAGACGCTCACCAAAGCTTTAAAGTTTCGGAGCCGCCGCGGTGCGCCGGAGGTACGCGGCTCCGAAGCTTTAAAGCTCGCGAGAGACCGCAAAAAAAA